CTCACTTTTTTTAAAGGTAGGCAGCACGCCATTTGATACATTGACTGTAACCAATCATAAGCCCGGCGCTCATCAATCTTATTGGTGGGATGGAAGCATATTCCAGGCTAACAAAAAATAAACAACCCCAATAGCAAGCAGTGGAACCGCCCCGGCGCGAATTGCGCCGGGGCATTACCGAAACAAAAATTATGAACTGGCTCTTATCAACATACTTATACAAAGACGCAAAGGAAATGCTGTTAAGCATGTTCCCCAGCTTTAAGTATGACCTGCTTTTAGAGATGAGCATGGTTAGTTCAGTCGCCTCAACACTGGAGGTTTTATTAGGCTTTAAGCTGATTGTATTTATTGCTTTTATAATAAGTGCAATTACAGAATTTATTACCGGCGTTTATGCATCGGTTTTTATCCGCAAGGAAAAATTTGAATCAGCGAAAATCGGGCGATTTGTGATTAAGCTGTTTATCCTGATAGTAATCCTGTTTATCACAAATGCTTATGGCAAAGGAATGCCTGAAGGCAATAGCCTTTTTACGGATGGCATGCGCTGGCTTTACGGGTTCATTTTCGCTTTGGGCGCATTGGAATATATCACTTCAATTCTTGAAAACTATGCGGTAATAAAGGGCTATACCAAAAGTTATTACATAGATAAAATAACAGGGGCATTCAATAAATTTTTCCACCTATGAAACTATCAGCAAAAATCAGTTCGCTTTTTCTGTTCGTGCTTTTAGCCGGATGCAATAAGCATTTTAAAGATACCATAACCAATACCTCATCCAATGATGTGCGCAAGGATAGCATTAGCTATATCGAACGCCTGCGCGTGGATACGGTTGTTATACCCGGCGATACCGTGCAGGTAAGCGTGCCGGTGATGGTTGATTGCCCTGATGGCGCAAAACCTGAAATAAAGCAAACGGTTATCAATACCGAAGGCAAGCGTTCATCCATTCATATTAAAATTGATTCTTCGGGCCAGTTAACCGCAAGCGCCGATTGCGATGCGCTTCAACAATTGGTATTTACCAAGGATACGCAAATAAAGCAATTGGAGAGCGATAAGGATAGCCTTAGCCAAACAAGCAAAACAACAATCACTATCCAGGTAAAATATATCCCAAAAGCTTATAAATGGGCAATGGGTTTCAGTATTATATGGATACTGATTTTAATAGGTTACGGCGTTTTCAAACTCAATTCAAAATTTCATTTTCTAAAAATACCCTTATGAAAAATTATTCGGAAGCAGAAAAAAAGACACTTGCTGATTCATTCTTTAAGAAATACCCCACTGAAAAAGAGGTGTATATAACCAATGATGGCAATTGCTTTTTCATTAAAGATAAAGGCCATGCAAGCAATCACGCGCGCACAATAGGCCAAACCAACCTGGATGTTTATAGCAAGGAAGGCAACGTAAACGGCGCAACCGCTGCCGAGCAAAAGGCAAAGGAAAACGCCAATGAACTGAATAAGGTGAAGGGCGAAAACGAAAGCCTTAAAAAGCAAATTGAGGGGCATGTGCAAACCATCACCTCATTAACCAATGCGAAGGCAACCCCCGAGAAGGATTTAGCGGATGCAACAAAAGCGCTTGATGAGGCCGGTGTGAAGATAAAGGCATTGGAAGATGCAGCCGCAAAGAAAAAGTAAACAACGTTTTTAACTGATTATAAAAGTTTGATATGGGACAGATTGGTTTTCAACGCGGACAAGGATTAGGATTGCTTAATACCACAGCCGAAAAAGTATCGGGCTTAATTGGTAACGGCTATGTGGTGGAAGATGGTGTGCAAACCGGAACGCTTTACGCACTTAACAATACTTCGGATGCCGAGGCATTAAGCATTACCCAGGCTAATGATATTGCCAACCACATGTTGGTATGGTATCATATAGATGAGTTTTTCCGTTTCAACCCCGGCGTTAAATTATACCTGTGGCTTGAAGCTGCCGGTGTAAGCATGACTAATATGTGTGATATTGCCAATGCAAAGCTTACCAAGATGTTGCAGATGGCAGGCGGCGCAATTTACCGTGTGGGTGTTTTTAAAAATGCTGACCCCGGTGCTGATACGCTTTTAGATGGCTTTGATGAAGATGTTTTAAATGCAATCCCCAAAGCACAGGCGCAACGCGATTTACAGGTTACGCTTAACAGGCCCATTCATATTTATTTGGAAGGCCGTCATTTAAATGGCGCTGTTGGTTCGGTTGCAAACCTTCGTGGTTTGGCTGCTCCGGGTGTAAGCGTTTGCATTGCACAGGATTTAGATGTGGCTGCATTGGATGCAAAATTCAGCGCACACGCCGCTGTTGGAACTTTAGTAGGTGTTAAAGCATCGCAACCTGTAAATGTAAACGTAGGATGGGTAGCTAAGAATAATATCCAAAATACGCAAGGCCGTGCAACACAGGGCGCGTTCAATATCCCGATTTTCGTTAATCCAGGATTGAGCAGCAATCTTCCTTTAAGCCATTATAATGACAATCCCGTAAATGGTGATTTTGTTACATTGGGTGGAACAGTTGAAACGCCGGGAGACGGATGTATTTTGCCTTTGACCTATCAAGGCACGGATGGCGTTTATTTCAATGATGACCATACCTGCACTGCAATTACTGATGATTTTTATTGTGCTGCCAATAACGAGACCTGGAATAAGGCTTACCGCATAATCTATATTGCTCAAACGCCATTGGTAAATAGCCCTGTATTAGTGAATCCTGTTGATGGAACTATATCGCCTTCAGTAGCACAAAACTTTGAAAGTGTTGCAGATGATGCCTTGCGTGATAATATGCAAAATCAGGGAGAGATAAGCGGCAGGCTGGTTATAACTGATAAGAATCAGGATGTAAACGAAACAAGCAAAGTGGTTACAACTTTTGAAATAGTGCCTGTGGGAACGGCGCGCGAGGTAACCGGAACGATAACATTGGTAACACAAGTTAGCCAGGCGGCATAAATGGTTTTAAAAGGCTTTTAAAAAGCATTTAAATATAACGGATATGGCAGAGATATTAATAAATGGGGTTAGGGCCGGTTGGGGCGATATTGAATTTAACGTGCTCGGCAGGCAGGTAACCGGCATTACTGAATTCAAGCTTAACATAAAGCAAAGCAAAAGTAATAAGTATGGCCAGGGTAATTTACCTGTTCACAGAGGGCGCGGCAATAAGATGTATGAAGGCGCAGGCATTAAGATGTATAAATACGAAGTGGATGCTATCATGGCACTACTTGCACCGGGACAGGATTTAACCGATGTGCCGCCATTTACGCTCATTGCAATTTTTACTGCCGTTGGCGATGATACGCTTACCACACTTACAGTTCCAATGACTGAATTTACCGAAATGGCTTTTGCCCCTAAGCAGGGCGATGAGAGCCTTGAATTTGATTTGCCTTTGATTATAGGACAGCCTCAATTTAAAAACAGCTAAAATAAATTTCTTTTAAAAAACCATCATATATGAAGAACGAAGAAAAACCCTTGCTGCCTGGCGGTGTAACCGAAGAGCAGATGAAGGAATGGGAAAAAAAGTATGGATTGCGCAACGATTTTATTAAGCGCGGTTCACTTGAAAACCTTTCGAAGCCCGGTGAAAAACTTTACTTCTATTTCCGCAAGCCCGATAAAAACATTATCGCTTTAGCCCTTGCGCGCGGCGAAGAAGGTGGTAAGAAAACTCCGTTAAAGAGCGGCGATATTTTCCGTCAAAACTGCCTGTTGTTTGCCGAAGAAGAACTGACCAACAGCGCCCTGTTTAAAGGCGAATACGAAATAGGGATGGCCAAAATAATCGGCGATGCATTTCCAATCCCTGATGGCGAGATTGAAAAGATATAAGGACTGCGCTTATTGACCTGGAGCGTAGTTCGGTAACGAACGAAATGCGGAAGATATATGCTATCGTCCGCATTTTTTTTAAGGTCGAACCCGAAGTGTTGGAGTGGGACGAACTGATGAAGCTGTATGGCGAAGCCGCTTTTTATATGCAACATAATGCTGATTTAATTGCAAATGCGGTTGTAAGGGATATTTCAAAAGCAATGGATAAATAATATGCCTAAAAGTATTTGGGAAATGGAGTTGAAGGATTTGGTAAGCGCAACCCTTGATAAGGTGGAAAGCGGCATTACAAAAACCTTTGGCAAAATACAGATGCTTGATAACAAGCTGAAGGAAATGGAATCGCACAAAGGCGGTGAAGGTATAATTGGTGAAATAGGCAAAGCCGCTGCCGGTTTATTCGCTGTTGAAAAGGTAGCTGAATTCGGTAAAGAAGTTTTGCATACTGGGACCATGCTTGAGAATTATGAAACCAAATTTGAAAACCTTACAGGAAGTGTGAACACAGGGAAAGAGGCTTTTGAGCAATTGGAAGCGCAGAATAAAAAAATAACGCTGCCAACTGATAGTATCATGGCGGCAGGTGAAGCCCTCGAAAAAGTAGGTTATCCGGTTGAAGCATTAGGCGCGAAGATTCACCAATTAGGTGAGTTGAGCGATGGGAACGGTGAGAAACTTAATCAGCTTGCCTTTGCATATAGCAGGATGGTAGCAACCGGCAAAATTGAGCCGCGCATGCTTAAAGAGTTTCCTGAATTATTCCAGGAGGTTGGTAAGATAGCCAACCGGACTGGCCGCGATTTGCAAAAGGCAATGATGGACGGAGAATTGCCTATGAAGATAGTTGACCAGGCGCTTAACAACCTCACTGCTTCAGGTGCAAGGTTTGGTAATATGCTTGAATCGGCAGCATCGACAACTGAAGGTAAATGGCTTATTATGGGAAAAAGAATTGAAGAAGACGAAAAGAAAATATATCATGGTTTACAGCCATTTATTATGAAGCTGTTTGACCTCGCTGAAGTTTACCTACCAAAAGTTGAACATGCATTAAAGATAGTGTGGAATGCGGCCAGAAATTCAGATATGCTAATTATAGCTTTCGATGCAATTAAAATTGCGGTTAAAGGGGCAATTGCAATCGTGTCATGGTTGTTTAATTTCTTTAAGGAGCATCAAACTATTTTAGAGATAACCAAGATACTTTTTTTTGGCGTTGCAACCGGTGTTATTGCCTTATCTATTGCAACGGGCGTTTTAAGTGCAGGTGTTTCTATTTTATCTGCAATTCTTGCAGTAACACCTATAGGTTGGGTGATAGCAGGTATAGCCGCTATAACCGGCGCGGTTATTTATTGCTGGAAACATTTTGAAGGCTTCCGCAAATTCCTCTATTCACTTTGGGAAAGTATTAAAGTAATTTTTAGTGGAATCGCCTCTGCTATTTGGAATGAGATGAAAGGCATTGCCAAATTATGGGCTGGCATTTTTACGCTTAACCCTGATATGATAAAGGAAGGTTTAGGAGACCTTAAAAACAGCCTCGGCGCTGTAGTTAGCATGCCGGGTAAAGTAGCAGATGCCTGGAAATTGGGTGGTGAAAAAGAAGAAGCCGCAACCGCCGCAAAACAACAGGGCAAAGAGGTGGGTAGCGAGGCTGGTATTGAACAGAAAAAGGGCTATGGCAAGGGCACTCCCGGCACTACTCCGATAGGGGATGAGGGGGAGTTAGGAGGTGGTGGAACGGGCGGGGAAAGCAAAATACGCAACGTAATTGTAACAATTCAGGGTGGTTTGGTGCATGAACTGCATATACATGCCGCCAATGTAAAAGAAAGTGTGAGCGAAATTAAAGAAACCGTAGCGCGCACACTGGTTGGTGCCGTGCGCGACAGTGAAATAGCATTAGGAAGCAATTAACATGAGTGAAGTAATAGGTTATCAGCTTAGTAAATCAATCAGGGCTACTGCAAATTTTGCGGGTGGGTTGGCTTATCAATTGCTTGCACAAAAACAACAGCTTATTGCTATTAACGGTTATGAGAATATTCAGGTATTGGATACTGACCCCGTTGAAAGCCCGGCAGGTTTGGGGATTCCGGTATGGATGAGTTTGAGTATGCAGACACCGTCTTATACGTATGCCAATAAATCTTATCCGGCAGCAAGTATTAGCATTCCTTGCACAATAGTGGCTGCTTATCGGGTAAAGAATATAGTTGAAACAGTAATTTATGGCAGGGATGGAACCGTAAAGGAACTAACGAGCAGGGGCGATTGGAAAATAACGGTGGATGGCATTTTATGCAATGACGATAATAAATACCCTTATGACCTTGTCAATAATTTAAAAAGCGTTGATGACTACCCTTTGGCATTTAAAATTACGCACAGGATACTCAATAAAATAGGGGTTACACATATCGTAACTAATCGGTTGGAATGGATAGTTACCCCCGGTGAAATTAATTCGCAAGCGTTCAGATGGGAACTAACGAGCGACGAAGCATACCAATTACAATTAACTAATGACCAGGCAATATTAAAAACAACATGATGGCGTATTTCACTTGCGCCCTCATCAATTTGGGCGCTTATTACATTGACTTTGCTCACAGCGTTAAAATTGCCAGCACCTGGAAAAACTTAACCGATACGGCTATTATTGAAATGCCGCGCAATATTACCAACTCAAAAGGCACTCCTATTTATGATTGTATTTCGCGCGGCGATGCTGTAAAAATTCAGTTAGGTTATAACAATAATTTGGTTGAACGTTTTACAGGTTATATAGACGGGGTTAAACCCAATAACCCTGTGCAGATATTTTGCCAGGATGAGATGTGGAAATGGAAGCAGGTTCCGGTTGCGCCTAAAACTTTTACCAACGGAACGCTTGACCAAATTTTACAATATGCAGGGTTTAATAATTACGAATTGCTCGGCAATGTATCCTTCCAGGGCAATTTTATTATTGACCGAACGGTAATAAGCGCGGCGGGTGTATTGGAGCGTCTGCGCAAATTGTTTTGCCCTTCGTTTTTCCGCAATGGCAAATTGTATGTAGGCAAACCTTATAACACCGGCCTTTCAAACACAATCAACTTTGCATTTAATTATAATATTATAAGCCACAACCTTGAATACAAGTTTGCCGATGAGGTTAAAATTTTAGTGCGCTTTGAAAGCAAAAAACTTAGCGGTAAAACGGAGATTGTTACAGTTGGCGATAACACCGGCGAAACGCATACCATCACAGATTTTAATGTGCCAAAAAGTGAAATGTTGCGCCGCGCCAACGAGTATTTGCAGCAATTAAAATTTGATGGCTGGCACGGTAAGTTTAAAACCTTCGGTGAACCCATTGTGCAGCATGGCGATATTATCAATTTGATTGACCCGATAAACAATGAAAAGAGCGGTAAATATTATGCCGAGCGTGTAGAAGTTCTTTCAGATACCAAAGAGGCTTACAAACAGGAAATAACCATTGGGTTAAAAGCGGTTTAAATGAACATTGAAGATGAAATAAGAAATGCTATTGAAGGGCTGGTAAATAAATACCTGCCTAAATCAACCGTGCGCGAAGCAACCATTATTAGCGTGGATTGGGATAACAGGCAATGCAGTGTGCAATTGAATGATGGAAGTGAAATTGATAACGTGCGTTTAAAAGCCGCTATACCTGATGAAGGAACTATTGATAACGGCGCAACTTTTAAGCCATCTGTAAATAGCAACGTATTGGTTGCGCTTATTGAGGGTATTGAATCAAATGCTTTTGTGTGCTGTTTCAGCGATATAGATGGCATTATTTACAAATACAACGGAACGGAGATTTTGAATATTGACGGCACGCAGGGAACTATTGTTTTTAACGGAGGTAATAACGGGGCGTTCATAAACATACAAAGTTTGGTTGATAAGATTAACCGGCTTGAGACGATTATGACTGCGCATCAGCATATTACTACAACCCCCGGCAACCCTACAACAAGTAATGATTCACAAACCGTTACTGGCAATACACAAGTGAGTGATTTGGCAGATGATAAAATTAAGCACTAATGGATTTTGAATTGGATGATGATTTTGATTTGGAGATTGAGAACGGCGATTTCGTGATAGACGAAACCGGCGATTTGGATATAGAACTTTTATTGATGACCGCGCCGGGTAACTGGAAGCAAAATCCATTAACCGGCTTTGGCATCAACAATGTTATTAACGGCCCTTTAAGCGTGGCACAGGCAAGGGAATATGAGCGGCAAATAATGTTGCAGTTAATAGCAGATGGATTCCAGGTTCAAACACTGGATGTAATTGTGGGCGACAATAATCAATTGCAGGATATAAATATAGAAGCAAGCAGAAATGAGCCTTAAAGCAATAATTGTAAGGTATGGGCAATCAACCAGCGATATAGCGCTCGAAAACTATGGATGTTTCGAGGGCGCTAATCAGTTGATGCTTGATAACCCTGGCATATTAAGCGCTGACCAAATACTTCAGCCCGGCACGATGCTTTATGTGCAAAATCCGGTACCGGTATTTACTGATAGTAATACGCAGATAGTTCAAACGCTTGTTAATGATGGCACTTTGATTTCAACCGGCTTAAAACCGGCAGCGCAAATAGGAGGCCAGGGTATTCAAACAGAAAGCGAACAAGACATTACCACCGAAAGCGGCGGTTCATTATTTACAGAACAATAAACACTTATGAAAAAACTAAAATTAATTGCCTTTTTGCTTATTGCCAACTGCTCACTGCTTATGTCGCAAGCCGGTGGGCCAATTTCACATTTGCCTATTCTTCCAAATTATCAGGTAAGCGGCAATGATATTTTCCCGATGGTTCATTTGGCAAGCGATTCAACTTACCGCATGACCATTTCGCAGCTTATTAGTTTGATAGGAGGCCCTGCCGGAACAACCGGCGATATGCAGTTTAACAGCGGCGGCAGCTTTGCGGCTGAAGGAAGCGTTCACCTTTGGAGTGTGCCATTTTTAAACTCACCAATTTTACGCTTGTATGATGGCTTTGCCTTCGGCGGCGTGGTTACCAATTATTATTCCTTACGTGCTATTGATGGCGATAGTATAATACTTACGGTTAATGATACTACTGTAAAAAATTACCGGCTTGTGTTGCCCGATTCGCTCGGCGCTCCCGGCTCTGTGCTTTATGATAGTGGCAGTGGAATTTTAAGGTGGAAGCTTTCAGCTACAGGCCCAACGGGTGCAACTGGAATAACCGGGGTTACCGGTGGAACGGGCGCAACGGGTGCTACTGGCATAACAGGCGCAACTGGAGTTACCGGTGTTACCGGCGCGACAGGAGCAACTGGTATAACCGGCCCAACAGGCGCGGCTGGAACGCCATCAGGCAATAATACCGATGTGCAATGGAATAACAGCGGTGCATTTGGTGCAAGTGATTATTTCAGGTATTATACAACCTTCAGCGGGACTACTCCGAACGTTCAGGTTTTGAATAGTGGCAAGGGTGTAATATGGACTAATACATTAACTCTCGAATCGCCAAACGCGTTAGGCTTAGTTGGTATTACACAACCTAATACAACAGGCAACGTAGGTTATACTTATAAACTTCCTATCGACCAGGGACATCCTGGTTATATTCTTTCAACCGACAGCATTGGCCCTAATTTGAGTTGGGTAAATCCGGCTTCTACATTTTTAGGCGATAATGGTATTAATTGGAATTCAGATACATTACAATTGGGGGGCGCTCTAACACAGCCTTATACAGTAGTTGCTTTAAATGAAGATGGCAATACATTAATATTTGGCGATACAACAAATTTCACTGTTGTAGGGATTGGTAATTTACAACGCTTTGGTGTGAATGGCGCAAGTGTTGTAATAGGGGCAGATTCAAATATTTTTATACAGGCCAATCAGCGTGTATATTTTTCGGGAAATGAAATTATTGGAAGCGAAAATGATTATTGGGAAAATGATGCGCCCCAATTTGGTTTTAATAGCAATGAATTTTCAAATACAAATTCAACAGCCATATTAAGTGGAAGCCCAATTAATTCAAGTTTAGAACAGGTTGTAGATAGTATTGATTTCGGTTTAAATAATGAAGTTGATACTAATACTTCCGGCGTTGTAACTGATGGCTATACTAATATTTATACCGCAAGGCATAATGGCACTTATCGGGACAATCAGCGTATTGAAGCAAGATGGTATGTATTCCATCCTGATTCCGATTTTATTGCAGGGACGGTTTTTCAAAATCCTGTAACACCCAACTTACATAATGGTTGGCATGTAAATAGTATTTGTTCGCAATTTAAATACGGGCAATCCGGGCAGGGCGTATCCGATACTTCAGTTGGTTATTTTCTTCGCGATGATGCGAATGGTATTAGGTTTATAGATAGTGCAATAACAAAGTTTCAAATATATCCTTCCGGCCTCGCGCAGTTTTACGAATTGGATTCAGCGACAATTTACAACACTATCTCGCCTCTTGCAGGTTCGCAAATTTATTGCAGCAATTGCACCCCAAAAGATAATAGTGCAGGTGGTTGCATGCTTGCTGGTAATGGCAGTGCATGGAAGCGAGAATGGTAATTAATCAATTAAAATAAACCCACAATATGAACTGGCTAAAATCATTTTTAAGCGAAGCAAACGGGAATGGAAGTTCCACGCGTTTAAACATTTTAATTGTTTTAATCAATGGAATCATAATAGCTGATTTAATAGTGTATGCCGGTGTAAGGCGCTATTTAGAACCCGGCACGGCGCTAACCTTAATGGATATTGCGCTAACCT